ACTGACTGCTGAAGAAGATACTGCCGACAAAGCAGATCAAGAAAAATTTGATAAATTGAAAGCTCAAATTGACAGTAAAGAGCGACTTGCCTCACGCATTACAGCGGTTAAAGCAGCGTCGCCACAGATTACAATTGTGAAAGACGAAAGAGAAAAGGCGCACCAAGACCCTAATAAGCGCGCTGATGGCTTTGGTGATATTCATGAGTTCGCACTTGCTGTTTGCCGTGCAACAGACCCGCATGGTATGCGCGTTGTAGATGATCGACTTGCTGCCCCTACGAATTTCCATCAGGAATCAGGTGACGGAAATCACACAGGTTACTTGGTTCCGGCTGAGTTCCGCCGCGAAATTTGGTCACTGGTTAATAACGAGGAGAGCTTGCTACCATTGACGGACAGCACGCCAACTTCTTCTAACCAAATTGATATGAACGGCGACGAGTCTACCCCTTGGGGTTCAACGGGCATTCAGTCTTATTGGCGCTCTGAAGCATCTCAAATGACCCCCTCTAAATTGAACCTCGACGGTCGATCGGTTAAGCTCAATGAGCTTTACGCAATGTGCCTAGCTACTGACGAGCTGTTGCAGGACGGACCACGTCTCTCTAACTTGTTGACAAAGGGCGCAGCCGAGGCAATCCGCTGGAAACAAAACGCCTCAATCTTTGAAGGTACGGGCGTAGGTCAACCGCTTGGTTTTGAAAACTCCGGTGCTTACGTTTCTGTTGCTAAAGAGTCTGGCCAGACTGCTACAACGATTAATGCTCAAAATGTTGCCAAGATGTTTAGCCGTAACCTAAATCCCGGGCGTTCCGTGTGGTTTGTCAATCAAGACGTATTACCGCAACTAATGACAATGACCCTTGGTGATCAGCCTATTTGGACGCCTCCGGCTTCTGGCTTCACTAATGCTCCTGGTGGTTTCCTATTTGGACGCCCTGTTATGTTTAGTCATCACTGCGAAACACTTGGTACACTTGGGGATATTCAATTCGTTGACCTTAAGGGATACTTTACAGCCTACAAACAAGGCGGCACGCAATTTGCTGAATCAATGCACCTATACTTTGATTACGGTGTTAATGCCTTCCGCTGGGTCTTCCGTTTTGGTGGTCAACCACACTTAACAGCCCCTGTTTCACCTAACAAAGGTAGCGCTACTAAGTCGCACTTTGTTGGCTTGGCAACTCGCGCGTAATTGAAAGGAAATAAAACATGTCAATTTCAAACGCAAATCTAAAACCAAGCGCTCAAGCTGCAATTGTTGGTGCGATTGATCCAGATGTAACAACTGCCAGTACTGTGACAACAGGCTGGATTGATGCTTCTGAGTTCAAGGCATTTATGGGCGTTGTCATGGCGGGTACACTTGGCACTAGTGCCACTGTTGACGCTAAGTTTGAGCAAGCAACTGATAGTTCTGGAACGGGTGCAAAAGATGTGTCCGGTACAGATATTACACAGCTTACTCAGGCAGGCACTGATAGCGACAAGCAAGCTGTTATCAACGTAACTCAGGAAGATTTGGATATTGCAAACAGTTTCACGCATATCCGCCTTTCTGTGACGGTTGGGACGGCTACGAGTGACGCGGGCGCGTTGGTGCTCGGGTTTTATCCATCTTACGGCCCTGCTTCCGATAATGATGCATCTACTGTTGATGAGATCGTAAACTAAGAACATGGGAGGCTTCGGCCTCCCTTCCTCTTTTGGTGGGTTGCTATGATTTATCACGACTATACAGAAACCTCGACACCTTCCGTTTATCCTGTCACTCGTGACGAGGCTAAAGACTGGCTGCGTGTGGATGATACTAACAGTGATGATTTAATAGATTCATTGATTGAATCCGCGACATATCTTATCGAACAGATGGTAAACCGCCCACTGATTAGCCGCACCTACACGCTAAAGATGGACTGTTTTCCCTCTGTTATTGAGTTATCAAAAGTACCTTGTACGGCGGTAAGTCAGATTACTTATCTTGACAGTCAAGGCTCTAGCCAAACGCTCGCAACAAGTGTTTATAGAACATCATTAGGTGGCGAATGGCAATCTTGCAGGATTACAAGGGATTACGGTCAAGTTTGGCCTGCTACCTACCCTGTGGTTGACGCTGTAACGGTTTCTTTTACGGCTGGATACGGTGCGGCGGGTTCTGATGTTCCCGAGGCTATCAGGCAGGCTATTTTATACCAAATATCAAGCATGTTTGACTCTCGCTGCCCAACAGATTCAGAAACGTTTGAGTCCCCAACATCTAAGGCGCTGGTTAAGTCTCGTATGTGGCCGAGGGATTTATGATTTGCACTATGCGCGAGCGCGTGACCTTCGAGGAGGAAACGCCTACACCGGACGGGGGTGGTGGTAGCACGACAGCATGGGGCAATATTAGCACCACGCCCACTGTATGGGCAGAGGTTAAGCCTGTGCGGGGTTCTGAGGCGGTTGACACAGGGCATTTAGCCTCAAAACAGATGTATCTGGTTACAATCAGGCACAGAACAGACATTACAACAGCCATGCGGATTGTTTGGGGGAGCGTTTACATGAACATACGCGCCACACAAAACCGCGACATGAAAAAGAAGTATTTGACGATCGAGGCTGAAGCCGGTGTCACGCAGTAGAATGACGGGCGCTAACAGACTGCGCCGCAAGCTTCAAAGGTTGCCAGATCATATTCAAAAGCCGGTTAAGACCACATTAGAGCGCGGCGCGAACGTTATGTATGCTGATACGCTAAAGAATGTGCCTGTTGATGAAGGCGACCTTGCAAAGTCACTGCATAAGGCGAAGCGGTCTAGCGGTATGAAATGGATTGTTGGCTGGTGGAAAAAAGGCAATGCCAGGAATTGGAAGCTTGCGGGGTGGCGTGCTCACTTCTCGGAATTTGGCACAGAGAAAAGCCCTGCACAGCCAATGCTTGGCCCTGCTTTCAGGAATAATCAGCGCTGGATTAGTGGTCAGATAAAAGCTGCGGTCAATCGGGCGCTAAGACAGGCTGGCAGGTTATGAGTTCACCGTCTTGGGAAGTTCAAAAGGCTGTTTATACCGCCCTTGCTGCTAATAGCGGCTTGACGGCGTTGCTTGCTTCGGGGTCTGCGAGCATTGTTGATGGTTCTGCGCAGGACGCGGCGTTTCCTTATGTGGACTTAGGAGAAATTGAAGAACGGGACGCGTCAACAAAGAGCTTTGTTGGCGGTGAGACCTTTATGACGCTGCATGTTTGGTCTGATGCGAACGGCAAGAAGGAAATAGGCGATATATTCGTGCAGATTAAAAGCAGCCTTAACCGGCAAGCGCTTTCTGTAACGAGTAATCAGCTTGTGGACCTTACTTATGAAAATTCGCGCATATTCAGGGATGCAGACGGGCAAACGCGGCATGGTGTCATTCAGTTTAGAGCGATAACGATTGAGAGTTAAAGATAGGCACTCGGGCAAGGTCGCAGCAATACTTGGTGGCGGTCCTAGTTTACATAAAGACTTAAAAAGGGTTCCTTCGGGGGCCATTTTTTTTGCCGTAAATCATTACGATGCGGATATTGAAACAGATTACACGGTTTACAACGATAGACACACGTTCGAGTTCATAAAGCCCTCAAATAGCGTGACGTTAAGCCGGTTTCCTGAATCTGATGTGCAAATGCCTTATGAAACGGGTGTTTTAAGCATCATTTTAGCCGCAAGAACAGCGCGGGAAATGGGCTGTGCGCCTATTTTGCTTTGTGGTTGTGACTGCACGGGAAACCACGCGAAACAAGACGTTGATATTGACTGGTATCTGGATAAGTGGCGCAAGGAAAACCTTGAAGACATACGGGCGGTATCAGGCCCATTACAGCAGTTATTCGGGCGTGTGAGGCGGAAGATAGAGCCTTTCCCCGAGAAAATCAGAGTGAACATTACGAAAAACCAAACCGTTGTCTTGAATAAAAGGCAATCGGTCAACTTTGTGCGCGGTGTGCATGACTTGCCCCGCCATTTAGCAAAAGCCGCATTAGCGGCGGGCATAGCCATAAAGGAGAAATAACATGGCAGCAGAAAAAGGTCGCTCGTTCGTAGTTAAGCGCGGTGACGGTGCAACAAGTGAAACATTCACGACAATTGCGGGTGGTTTGGATCATACAATTTCTATTAATGGCGAACCTGTTGAAATCACGAATAAAGATAGTAGTGGGTGGCGTGAACTGTTGGC